CGCCGAACAGCTTGCGCAACCAGTCCAGCAGGCGGCTCATGCTTCGCGAGCCTTATCGACCACTGCCTGGCGGGCAGCCATCATCCGCTCACGCATCCTGACCGGGTCTTTGATGCCCTCGGCGTAGCACTCCAGCACCGCCTTGCTCATGGCGTCCTGGATGGCTGCAGCGAGCCCCTTGCGATCTCCGGACAAACTGGCCGACGCCGTACCCACTGCTTTGACCTTCATGGCGTTAGTCCAGCGTGATGACAGTGGCCGTCGTCAGAATCGGCTGGATACCCGTGCCCATGACGATGTTCGGCGTGACCGTCCCGCTGAACAGGATCTTGCCGGTACTGGTGTGCGCCGTTCCCACGGCAAAGTGCGTCGCCGTGCCTGAGCCGCCACTGCCTTGCGGGAATTCGACATCCGCCACCGGGCTCACGCTGTTGGTCGTCACCGTATGCCCGCCCGTGGTTCGCGCCACCGCGACGCGCGCGTAGTCGGTGTATGCCGCCTCGCTGGTCGTTTGGCTGCCCGCCTCGCCGGGATCAGCCGTGTGCAGCGACCACTCGATGTTGGTGAGCGGACTCGACGCGGCGTTGTCCGCCATGTTGGCGATTGCCGTGGCGTTGAAGATAAGCTTCAACAGGTCGTTTTCGAATGTGTTCCCAAGACTCATTGCCGCTACCTTTGGATGTTGATTTGGGTTTGCGCATCACCCTTGGAGGCAACCGCGCCGATTACCTTGCCCTTCGCGTCCTTCTTGATCTGGATGCTCACGGGCGCCTCTTTGTCGGCCAGCAGGCGCGACAACGCCTCGCCGTGCTGCGTGAGGGTCTTCTCGATCGTCACGACCTCACCGCCCGCAGCGATGTCGTTCGCCAACTCAGGCCTCGCTGACATCAGCGTCTTCTTGATGTCGTGGTCCTGCGTAGATTTGGAGCGCTTCTCCTCGCTGTCGTCACCCAAGAGCTTCTGATGCTCGGCGAGGCGCATGCTGGAGACTTCGCCCTTCTGTGCCTTGAAGGCGTCGAGTTCCGCCTGCAGGACGGCCATGTTCTTCTGGTGCTCGTGATCGTCGAGGATCTTGCGAGCTTCGAAGTCCTGCGCTGCCTGCGTCTTCTGCGCGTCGGCCTGCAGAGTCGCCTGCTGCTTCTGGCCGTCGGCCTGAATCTGCATCTGCGTCTTGACGATCTCAGGCGGCGGCGCGGGCTGCTGCGGCGGATTCGGCTCGCCAGGGTCGGACACGAACATTTCGTGCTGCTTGAAGCCCATGTTCACCACGACGCGCTTGATGACTTCGTAGAAGTGGCGCGGCTGGACAATCGGCCCGTTCTGCCCCGCAACCCCCATCTGCGCCGTCTTGGTCATCAGCGCGTCCAGGGTCTGCAGGTGCATCAGCGTCTGGTCCTTGTTGTTGTTCCCAAGGCCTACGTTGATGACCATGTCGTACTGGTCGCGCCATTCCATCGGGTCGAACTGGACGTACTTTCCGCGAAGCCTGAATGACAGCGGCTCGATCTGGTATTCGGTCAGGAGCTTGAACAGCCCCTTGAACATCGGCTTGACCAGCGTTTCAGCCAGCATGCGGGCGATCAGTTCGACCCGCTGCTGCGCCTGAGACACCATCTGATTCGTGCCAGACGCCGTCTTATTGAGCGCGTTCTCCGTGTTGCCCGTGAAGTACTGGCCCACCCCGGAGCGGTTCTCCTTCATCCCATCGACGTACTGGATCAGGGGCAGAACCTGCCCGCCCAGCCATTGCTGCTCGATCGGCTGATAGGCGCCGGCGACCTTCTCCCGGATGTTGACTCCGGGAGCCGTGTTCAGCATGTCATCGACGTTGACCAGCGGCACCCCGTTCTGGTCCGTCAAGACCCTGGCTCTCGGGATGACCGTGAGGTACATCGAGTTCAGCGCCATCCGAGTGATCTCGGTCTTCAGGCGCTGAAGGTCGCTCATCGTGTCCGCGAGCGACAGGCCATCCCAACGGTGCTGCCTGAGGATCGGCACCCCGTTGGCGATCGACGTGTGGTCGCACTCCTCGTTCACAAGGATCTTGCCGTCCAGCCGGATGATCAGCCGGCGCTCGGCGAGACCATCCCCGTCCACGTCCACATCGACGTATTCGTAGCGCAGCCAACCCGTTCGCAGTGACGGGTCGCCGCTCTCACCCGCGAATGACGAGTCATCGCCCGACATCGTCTCTCGCATCTGCTGGTCAGCCGAGTCGATCCGCTCGTTGCCCAGGTCGGCGGCTTCAACGTCATACCCCATCTGCGCCAGGTCGGACAGGCTGACTCGCCTCAATCGACAGACGTAGGGGCACTTCTCCAGCATGGGAGAGGTCCAATCCCGGGACACCAGCAGGTTCTCGGGCTCGAAGGCCTCGACGATGCACTTGCCCTGCTTCTTCCTGATCTGGACTTGGACGTTGTAGAGCCCAGGCTGGATGATGTTGCCCCACTCGTCCTCGACGTGCGGCTGGAGCTCGTCCGCAGCGATGATCTCGGCTTCGCCCTGCTGGCTGAGTTCCTGCATCGTGAAGGCCAACTCATCCCGAGTGACCTCACGAAAGCGCTGCTTCTCGACAATCTCGCGCTCGTCCCAGTACCAGTGGACCGGCCCGCCCCTGAGCATCAAGGCGTCCTTCAGCGCGGTCATCAGGACCATCACGCCGTCGTTTTGCGTGTAGAAGACGTAGTTGCAGGCTTCCGTCGCCTGCATTGCCCCGTCTTCGTCCGCCTGCTTCCTGGGCTCGAACTCGACCGCGTTTTCCCCGGCCATGAAGATCTTCACCAGGGAGGGAAGAATCCACTCGATGGTGTCCTGCACCTCGGAGGTCACGAACTTGGAGAGTCCGTCGTCCTCCTCGTCCGGGTACGGCTGCTGGTAGTACTCCTGCATCGCCATCTTTCTGGCGTTGGCAAGAGAGCCGTGAACGTAGTCCTTGGCGTCGTCCTCTAGCTCGGTCAGCAGCGCCAGAAGGTCGTCGTCGCTCATCCCCTTCCCCGTTCGTGGCGAGGAAGGCAGACGAGCGAGCATGCTTACTCGGTCTCGGTCACGTCCAGGCAGAACTGCGCGAAGGCAGCGATGCGCGTACCCGACCAGTGTTCGGTGATCGCGGCTTGGATGTACGCCCGAATCTGCGCAAGCGTCAGGTCTGCTTCACTGAAGTCCATCTCATTTCCCCTATAGAACGCGCCGACGGACTGTCGGCATCTTTGCCCAAACGCCAGCGCTGGCAAGCTGCTGGCTCATCTGCCCAAACTGCCTGAGCGCATCCGCCGCGTGGCTGGCTGCGTCATGCAGGGGTTCTCTGCCCGTGACGTTGCTGGTGTTCGTCACGTAGCGATATCTGCGAAGGTGGTTGATCCCAATGGCGCATTTGGTCCGGTCGAACCAAAGCGAGCCAAAGACGGACCTCAAAGCCTCGATGCCGATCGACAACTGATGCACCCTCGGCACGATGGCTGTCGTCCTGTTCAACGCCTGTAGTTGCTCATTCAGGCTCAGGCCGACGCCTAGCTCCTTGGCTGCTGCGTCATGAGGAACGTAGTCCGTGCCCCAGACGTAGGGCCTCGCCTGAAGCTCCTTCACGTAGTCGGCCAGCTTCTTCTGGCTGCCTTCCATGTAGTCGATGACGCGGGTCTGCGCACCGATCTGCTGGATGCACCAGATAGCCGTCGAATCCCGGTAGCCCAGATCCCAGAAGGTATCGACCGGCTTGGCGTCGTTGTAGGGCACGTCGGTGATGCGGCTCTCGGCATCAGCCTTGCGTAGCTCCGCTGCGTAGACGGCGCCCTCAAGGGCCTGCTTGCACTTGCCCTCCCAGACGTGGAGATACTTGTCGGGGTTGTTCGCCCTGTCGTACTCCATCTCACTGCGGAGGACTTCAGGAAAGAACGGGTTGTCCCGCCAGTTGACCTCGCAGCCGACGCAATCAGGCCGCTTGGTCAGCACGAACCGTTTGTAGACCGGATCGTCTTCCAGCGTCGGATTGAACGAGAGCCAGATTTCGCTACCGTCCTTCCTGATCGTCGGCGTCAGGATGTCCAACGAGTCGTTGGAGATCGTGTCCGCTTCCTCGATCCAGCAGTAGTCAGCGCCCTCCCACGACTTTAGGTTCTTGACGTTGAGCTTCAGCCCCTCAAAGCCGAAATACGTGCCGTTCGACCCGAGAATCTCGTTCTTCTGGACCCGGTAGAAGTCCTCCAGGCCCATATCCAGGATCTGCGATCGCAGGAGCTGGAGAACGCTCTCATCGATCGATGACTGGAATTCCCTGGCGCACAGCACCCTGATCGGCGCTTCCAGGCCCCTGACCAGCAATTCCCGGGCGATTGACCATGACTTGGCAGAGCCGCGCCCGCCGTAGAACACCTTGTACCGGCTCGGGCGGGACATGACCGCCTCGATCTTCTCCGGGACAGAGTAGTCAATCGCTAGACTTGACAATGCGCTTGACGATCTCGATGGTCAGGGGGCCGCTGTCCTCGTCGATAGCGACCGATTGAGCGGGCTTGCCGTCCAATCGGTTGGCGATCTCGGCAATGGCGTCCTTGTCGCCGTTGAATGCCGTCTTAACGTACTGATCGGCAATGCGGTTCAGGGCTTGGCCTGCTTCAATCTTGCCGTCGTCATCGAAGCGCGCCAGGGCACGGCGCAGGGCGTCCGTCCAGGGCTTGGACCTCGATTGGTTCTTGTTGGCGATTGGGGCTGGCATGAATAAAAAGCCCCGCCGACATTGCTGAGGGCGGGGCAATCCAACAGGGAGTATCTGCCGGAGGAGACGCGGTTCTGAGGCACGAACGCTCAGGCTGCCTGAACTGTAGGCAATGCTGCGACGCGATTCAAGCCAATTCGCCCTCCCCTGTTTGTGATACCGGATTCAGGGCTGATTCAAGGTGCCTGTTGAACATGATCCTGGCTGTCTCGCGGGCGAAGGTCAGCAACTGGTAGTAGTCGCGGGATGACTTGTTGCCGTACTTGCGCTTCTCCGGGCCTGGAACGAGGTAGCAGAGCCTTATCGGCTCCTTGATCGTGGGCGGCAGGACAGTGCAGAAGTAGTCGTGCCATAGGCCGATCTCGGGTTCATAGCCTCTGAGCGGGTCGTTGGTGCTGGCGGATTTGCCGGTGCGCTCGGCATAGGCTGACTGAGCGATTCCTAGGCCGTGCAGGGCGTGGTCATGGAAGCAGAACGACTGCCAGCGCAGGAGGAATTCCCGCCATTCAAGGTCCGACATTATTCAATCTCCACATACACCGGGTCCATCTCATAGACTGGGATATTCCGAAACCTGCCGACCAAGTGGTACTGATCCTCGCCATCGCGAAACAGCGAGGCCTGCCCGACATACTCGCCGTAGTCGACTCTCTGAACGAGCACGCGCCGAGCGTTGGCATACTCCGCCGCGCTCAACAGGAATTTGGTCGGCGCGGTATCCTGCGACTCGAATGCCGTCATCATCTGTTTGAATAGCTCCATGCCCTCTGATTGGCTCGAACGTTCACAATTGATCTTCATCAGTTGCTCTCCTTTGCGAATCCGTTCCAGACTGGCCTCGATGCATTGATCGCCCTACCTACCGCTGCCGATGCCTTGGCCCAATAGGGCTTTGCACGCTCCTCAAGTGCCTTTCGCTGGGCTGCTTCAATCATTTCCAGTTCATACGCCTTGTTCTCGTCCAGCCCTCTTTCGCAGGCCCGCATAGCGGCCTCTGGCGTGGCGTACTCGATCTGGAGAGACCACGGGCAGCGTATCGAACAGGTGTACAGCCCCTCACCGGTTGCATACACCTTCCCGACGGCACGGTCATCCTCGATCAGCACCCAGGGCTGCGTTGAATCTCGCGGCTTGCGCCACTTTCGTTCTGTCATTCCACCCTCACCGGTTCATGTGCTTCGTAGCCGCACCGATAGAAAACTGTTGGGGCGATTGTTCTATGACGTTCGCACACGAGCCCCGAGTCGTGCCGAAATTGAGATTGCCCGAGCGCATAGCCTTGCTTGCGCAGTGTCTGAGCGGTCTTCAGGGATGCTCCGGTACTCCAGCGGCAGGTGGCGCAGGTCATTCGTCCACCTTTGGTTTCGCATGCAATTTCCCCTCGGGGGCACATAGTCCACCCGGGGCGCGGACCAGATCCCGGACGCTTCGCGGGCCGCCCAACTTGAGTACGACCGCCGGGTGCCGGCAAACGCGGAATGTCTTGGGGTCGTAATGCAGCCATGTGTCCGAATGCCTGCAGTCTGCGCAGTCCACGACTTCCCCTGCGGCATTTGTGGCGCGGCTATAGTCCACGTCGGGCGGCCTCCATTGGCCGCGTCACGGCGTCCGCCAGATCCCACCCGCGACTGATCCGGGTTCGGTACGCCGCCACGCTGATTCCGTTAGCTATCGCAACATCCTCCCCGACTCGGCCGTCCGGTAGCGTCCGCTTCGGGCGTGCGCGGCGCGTCTTTAGACGACCTCGAGTAGGGTCTGCCGCCAGAATCTCCATCGTCCGCTCAAGCGTGACGGCAGTCATGACATTGCCGATCTCACCCTTCCTGCGGATCTTCTGCAAGGTCACATGGGCAAGCCCCGAAACCCGTTCAAGCTGCTTCATGTTTGCACTCTTTACCTGCCTGACCAGTTCGTCGCATGCTGCCTTGATGCTCATTTCGTCCTCGTAACCTTGATTCCGTCTGGTGCAATCGTCACCAGGAACCGCTGCGGCCAATGCTGGTGGCGTTTGAAGATCAGCGCCGCTATCCTGGCTCTCATGACGTGGCGCTGCACAACCCCGTGCGGGATGACGACGCTCGTTCCGATCTCTTGCGTGTCGAAGCCGTACTTGCTCGGCTTGCGCGGTTTGGTCCGGCGCGGCGGGGCGGGTTTGACCTCGACCGGCATCCTTACCCACGGTGACGGCGGCAGGATCAGCGGCGTGTAGTCGGCGAGCTGGCCGCGCTCGTAGATGCGGCTCATGCGGCCACCCTCAGCGGCGCATGCGCGTAGGCCCAGTGCGTAGGCCACACTTGCCCATGGCTCGAATACCACAAGCCAGACTCGTTGCGATGCGCGAAGTCGGGCAGACGCCCCTCGGACCAGACCAGGACACGCACGCCGACCCCAGGCAAGCGCCTGTCCTTGGCAATATCGAACCAGTTCATAGGAACTCAAACCAGAACCGCGACCACCACTCCCGCAACGTCGTCCGCAGAGATATGGGGTTGCCTATTGACCTTCGATAGCGCCAGTACCGAAGATGGCTGTTGGCTCGCGACAGGCTCTTTGCCACGCCTAGATGATTCATGAAAGGTCTTCTCTCCGTACTTGCCACCGATTACCGTCCTTGCGCCAGCTATGAATCTCGATACGAATGCCTGCCTCACGCACGCGCCCTACCTTGGGGTTGTCGGCAATCTTGGTGCGACGGGTGGCATGATTGGCGGCGCTGGTAACCTGGACTGCCAAGACTTCCCCGCGCCTAATTGCCAGGAGGTCGGCGAACTGCCACAGGTCATGGGTCACGTGCGCCATGAAGGCGTTGCGATGCTCCACCTTCTCGACCAGATAGCCCTCGCCGGCCAGCAGCGCCATCGACCTCGGCGTGAGCGCGGCGGGCTTCTTGCGCTTCTTCGGGGGCCGGGCCAGTTTGCTAAGCGACGCCTCAATCTCCGCCATACCTGGGGCGTACACATCCAGCGGCGACTGCAAGGCGTCGATGTAGTCACGCATCACGCGCCCTCATCGAGAGCGCAGCAAGCGCTAGCGACATAGCAGGGAGGTATCGCCGCGCTACCGTTCTTTGCCTCATCCGAACATTGCCGTCAGGGAGAATCTCCCGATGCGTTTCCTGCCGTTCAGGCAAGTAGACCTCTCCCGCTGGACGCGCCTGAGACATCTTCGGGATTCGTTGCACCGTTACCGCCTGGGCTTTGCGCTCATCGAACGTCCCGCGCCGCTTTGCCTCACCCATCACACGCCCTCCCGATGCTCATCCGGCTCGCTTCGCCTTGGCCTGCATAGGTACCCTATTCCCACCAGAAGGAGATTCGCGGCGAGAACTCCTAGAGCTAACCAGATGTATGCCATTACGCAGCCTCCAAGGTGCGGGAATAGACCTGCGGGCGGAACCCTTCGTACTCGACGTACTGCATGCTGTCGGCGTGATACCAGAGGGCTACCTTGCCCTCCCATTCCCCGTGGCGCTGCTTCTCGCAGACCAGCAGGGCATCGGGTTCTTTCGGGTCAACCTCGCCACCGGTTTGCGCGTCGAATTGCTTCTTCTTGTTGCGCCACACGATGAACACGTTGTCCACTTGATCGGCAACGGACCCGGAGCCCTTGAGGTCGAACTTCCCGCCGACGGCGCCCTCGGTCTGACCTTTGCGCAGGTGGTGAACCAGGTGGACATGCATCTCAGTCCCCCGGACAACCGCCGTCAGGGCGTCGATGAAATCCTTCTGCGCGTTGTAGTCGTCCTCGCCCTTCACGCACTTCATCAGGCTATCGATGACCAAGTGCTTGATCTTCAGTTCGCTCGCCGCGTAGCGGCAGACAGCAAGCATCTGCTCGGTGCGGATCGTGCCTTGGTGGTCGTAGATCCAGAGCTTGCCGTCAGTCCAGCGCCCGAAGTGGCGGATGTACTCCTGCGTCGTCGTCTTGCTTTGACTGGCCTGCCTGCACATCCGGGCCAGGGTCGCCTTTGGCTGCATCTCAAAACTGGCAATCAGACATTCCCGTTTCTGGCGCATGAAGCCCATCACCACCAGTCCGAGCAACAGGCTCTTGCCGTGGCCGTTGACCCCCGCCCACACGGAGACTTCACCCGGACGAAAGCGGATGTCCTCAGAGGTCTTGTTCCACGGCAGGATGTCGCCCGACCGATCCGGGGCGAGGAGGTATTGCTCCACCTCGGTCATGTACGCCGAGGCGGGGCGGACCTTCGCCTTGGCGTCGGTGTCCTGCATGTACGCCGTCCAGTTGATCTGGTCCGGGACGATCACCTGTGCCATTCGTAGACCTCCCCTTGCGTGGCTTGGATGACGTGTTGCACGCCGTCTTGCAACAGCCGGTCTACCCATGCCACGGCGCGGACTGGATCGTCTGCCCACAGGTGGACCCGGCAGTCGGCAGCGAAGCGCAGATCGGCCAACGCGGGGTTGTCACCGCCGACGTACACCGCAGGCAGCTCACCGAACCGAATCTCCCACTCGGCGCGGGTAGAAATCCGATCTTCGATGAACACCGCCGCAGGCTTGAAACCTTGGGCTCGCAGGGACAGGATTTGCTGGTGGCCGTTCATTTCGCGCCTACCCAGGGCTGGGCCGTGTTTGGCCTCGCCCTGCCGTTGAGCTTCGCCCAGTCGTCACGGATGGCGTTCTCGAAAGCCTGATCCCAATCGACGTAAGTCTTTCCGTTGGCGCGGCAGTAGCCGAGGAAATGCTCAAGCCGGTCGTCAAGGTGGCCGTATCCGTGCTTCGCAGCGTATTCGCGGACTCGGTCGGAAACTCCGAAGCCTTCGGGAATGACGGTTTTGCGGTTAGACCTTCGCCCTGGCGAAGGGGGTATATCCTGTTTCAGTTCCTGTTTCTGGTTAAGGAAGGGTTCCTCAACGGTTTCGCAAGGGTTGGGGTCATCAGGAGGATCGAGGCCGACCAGTTCTCCGCAGACCCGCATGAAATCAGCCTTCCAGGCACATTGGCATGGGATTGAAAGAGCGATTTTCGCGGCTGCTTTGCGTTGATTCGGGTTCTCGGGTTTGTTCCAGTCCAAGTGCTTGACGACCCACACCCATTTCGTGGTTTCGCAACGGTATGCGAAACCCTTCGCGAACAGTTCCACAAACCCTTGCGCAACCCTTTCTGTGGTCCACGCGAGGTCTTCGGACACATAGCCATCAGGCAACCGGAAAGCGCCAGCAATGGTGGAGTGCGAACACGTCAGGAGGTACAAGGAAAGCATCTTGCCGTCATCCGACATTGCGGCGATGGTGCTGCTGGTCCAGAACGACGAATGGACCTTGCCGTAGTCCCGCATCAGACGCCCACCAACCTAGCTATCCGGGCCATAGCGGCCTCATGCTCGATGTGATCGGCATACGGGTGGTTGCTCTGCCAGAGAGCCTTGATGCGTTCATAGGTGGCCCAGCGGTCATATGTAGGTGCCTGCGCTGCTATGCAGGCCGCTGACGACCAAAACCGCTGCTCAACGTCCGGCGCGTTCATTTCAGCTTGTAGACCGCATGGCCGTTCTTGATCTGCGTGACGATGTTCATTCCATCAGCCCGGAGGTCGGCAATTCTTGCGGCGAGTCGGTAGCAGCCGAACATCCGCCAGGCATCCAGCGGCGTCAGGGCCTGGCGCTTCTTGAGCGCGGTGAGGATGGCGGTTTTCTGGCTCATTCAGTTGGCTCCTGCCTGTCGCGCCTGTTTCGTCCATTGCTCATCCGGTCGCGCCTTCAAGGCACGGATGGCGCGACCAGCGTTTGAGTACGTTGCCGCTGAGGTAATCTCGTTACTGTTCTCGATGCGGCGCCGATCCATCTCTCTTGCCGCCTCCTCAAGCACCGCATCCCGAGCCACAAAGGCGTAGGCACTGGGTGAGCGGGTATTCCAGGCCGCAATGGCGCTGTCAGCGTCGTCAAGCCGTTGAAATGTCGCTGCAGAGCATTTCGTGCAGGTGACCATGACGGTATTCCTGCTCTTGACCTGGGCCTCGCTGCCGCAGAACGGGCAGGGCAGTAATCCCGGCGGCTTCCCGCTCACACGCTCTCCCCAACCACCAGCCGGCAGTCGTCAGCATTGACGTAGAGATGCCGCTCGCCGTCCTGAAGCTCCAGGATCGTTCCGTGGCGGGATTCGCTGCGGCCGATCTCCTGGCCGGTGAAGCCGTTGTAGGGGCCTTCGACGACCTGCCAGCGCTTCATACTGCGACACCCGCAGGGCGGACGACCATCAATCGTTGCTTGCGTTCGGCACGGCGCGCCAACTTGGCGTGCTTCTTAGCCTGCTCGCGCTTGTGCTTGGCGATTCGCCTGGCCTTGTTTGCGGCGGCGCGGTTGCTGGCTACATAGGCGCGCTGCGAGGGGCGTTTGGCCTGACGGCCGATCTTGCGACCCTTTGCGCCACTGGATTGCGTCTGAGCCATCAGCAAGCCCCCAATAGGCCGCTAGTGGCCTTGTAGGACTTGCCGGGATGCACTTGGGCATTCCGCTTGCTATACCGATCCATCGCTTTCTTCCCTTTGCGCCCCGGTGCCTTGCACGGCATTACCCGGGGCGCGTTTTCGTGTACTTCTTACGCGGCCTTGCCTTGCAAAATCTCCTGTAGCAGCCGCGCCTTTTCTTCTGCGCGCGCCGCCCGGGCTTCGGCATCCAAAGCCCGCTTCTCAGCTTCCGACTGGATCTGCACCAACGTGCAGCCGACTTGGTAGGCTTGCCATTCGGCGTAGATCCGATTGCCCACCATCAGACAGAACGGCCCCAGCAGATCCGCCTGCAGGGTCGCCATGCCCTTTTTCATCCGCGACAGGTATCCAGCGTCAAGCGCCAGGGCGTCGCATATTTCTTGGTCGTCCAGGCCCGAGGACTGGATAGCGAGACACAGCGCCTGCGCCGAGGACTTGGCGCGATGGATCAACTCCACCGGCACCGTGTTCGGGGCTGCCCGGCGGGCTAAATCGAGCCGACCTTGACGTTCGTCAATTTCTGGTCGGGGATTTGACGCCACTTGACGATCCCCCTCAGGCAAAAAAATGTGAGGATTCGGTCAACAACGAAAACAAAGGTTTCCTGTGACCGAAGAACAAGAATTGGCGGGGAAGGCGCCCCGACCTGTACGTCGAATCGAACCCCTCGCCGTATCGCATCTATGCCGCCAGACCAGCGAAGTGATTGGCGAGCTTCTGAACGCTGCCGATTCGCGGGTTCTCGGTTTCGCCTTGCCCGATCTTGCAGACCGTCGAGTACGGAACGCCTGATGCATCGGCAATCTGCTGCCACTCGCCCACGCGCTGACGAAGGCCAGCAACCACGAAGGCCAACAGGTCGGGCTCAAAGCTGCTTGGAGTATCCATATCTGGATATCCTACACCATCCACAAATGGATTACCAGTGGTGGCTCAATCCATTTATGGCTAGAGCGCGTGATTTGCTTGCGGGGAACCTGAAGGCGCTGAAGGAATCGAACCTTGGACTGGACACCCAGGAGAAGATTCAGGCGCGCGCGCACGGCCTCGGATTGAAAATTTCGCAGTCGACGATCAGCCGAGCCTTAAGTGGCGCGGTGGCGCTGGACTTAGACACGCTCGATACCCTGGCGCGGGTGTTCGGCAAAAAGCCATTCGAACTGCTTCAGCCCGCGATCAGAGGAATCGAGGCAGTATCGACGGGGACGGGCCAAGCCACCCCGTCAAGAAAGGGTAGGCCACGATCCAAAGCCGTCATCCCTCAAACCAAACGGAAAGCGGCGTGATACCCGGCACCACACCTTACCTTGCCGCCTCCAGCCCCGTCACGCCGCGCCGCGCCAAAGTCTGCTGGTTTCACCGAACTGCAATGCAGGGCGACGTATCGCCATGTAGGCAGTGTCCACTTCGCCGACATTGAGGTCCCGCCATGCCTGCCCGCTTGCTAGGCTTCACTCTTGCCACCTTCTTGTTGGCTGGCTGCGCAAGCAACCAGCTTGTTGTGACTTACGTTTCCGACCCGCCTGGCGCGACCCTCTACCGAGACGGTCAGCCGGTGGGGTATACCCCATTTACGTTTCGCTATAGCAACGCCGACCTAGACGCTGGCCGGTGCATGCGCAGCGCGGCCATGAGCGTCACCTGGGCGAGCGGCGCACAGGCTGGCGGCCAAGGAATCACGTTCTGCCCTTACCAGGGCACCAATCTGGTCTATGGCTTTCGCCGGCCTGACGGGCCAGGGCGCGAGGTAGACGCCCAGATCGGCATGCAGATGTACCAAGCTGCGGCTTCCCGCGAGGCGGCGGCCCAACAGGCTCGCAGTGCCGCCGCGATCAACCTGGGGGCGCAGATGATGAATCCGCAACGCCCGGCGCCGATGTTATTGCCAGAACCCATCCGATGCACCAGCCATCAGATGGGGTCATACACGAACACCACTTGCCAGTAGTCCGCTTCCTCCGCTGAATTGCGGGGTGCAGAAATTCTTTGCACGCGACCATCCATATTTGGTTGACAACCATCCAGATTTGGATAATTATCTCTCCATCGATCCTCAGATTCGGTCAGAGAGATGGAAGCAACCCCTCACAAATGCATCACCTGCGACAGCCCTGCAATTAAGTGCGTCGCCGGATCTTGGTTGTGCGCCAAGCACAAACGCCTGCGTCAAATGCGCTACAAGGCGATGTATGACGGCAAAGTCGCTCCGTCTTTGGCGGAGATGGAGAACTTGCCTGGCGCCAACCTCTGCTGCCCTGATTGCGGCGTGACCATGACATGGACGTCAGCGATTGGGCGCCGCACGCTAGCCACCTTTCAGCACTACCGTGACGGCGCCCTTGCCATCGTCTGTCAATCATGCAACTCCAGGCACGGGCGACTGCCGGGCGACATGTACCGCGATCTCGCGGATAAGTCATTGCAGCATTGCCCGTCTTGCAGACGCGTGCTGCCGCCCGCTGCCTTCCACAAGCACGCCGGCAGAGGGCGCGGCATTCAAGTCCCATGCAAAGAGTGCCGGTCACATCGGGACAGGTCACGTACGGCACGAGATCTTCGTGCTGCGTCACTGGAAGCGTAAATCAAACATCAGCTCCCTACCCGGAGCTAAGCGGAGGGCGAGATGGCGAAGCAAGCGACGCAGTACCAGTTCTGGTTCGTGACCCACGGTCCGCGGGGCGGAGCAAGCCAGCCGCAGACGATCAGCCAAGCGGAACTGAGAAGCACGCTGCGCTTCCTGCGCGCTGACGGCAAGCGGATCTGCCGCCGGCCCGACGGTGTGATCGAGGTTCCCGGGATGTCGCAGAACGCGGTGGCGATCATCCGGCCGATGCGGGAAGCCGCATGACCCCCTGGTACGTAGACAGCCACACCCAGGACGGCAAGCGCTACCTGCTGATCCGGGAAGTGAAGGAAGGCCCTGCAGACGGTCCCCGGGGCGCCATCGTGGCGCGGGTGACGTCTTCCAGCCTGTTCACAGCGGAGCAGGAGGAGGCGCATGCGAGGGTGCTGGCGGCGGGGCCGGTGCTGCTGGAAGCCGTTCACGGGCTACTCGATGCTCTTCCCTCTGCGACGACTCACCCGGCGATCAAGCGAGCTCGCGCCGCCATCGCCGCCGCCGACCTGACCCCAGGAGAGCGGAAATGAGCGGACTCACGCAAGAGCGGTGGTTCGTCTCGGAGGATGAGCGGCCCGGCATGGAGTGGAACCGCCACATCATGCGCGACAAGAACACGGCGGTTTGCTTCATGGCGCATTCCGCTGGGCGCGATCCCGGGGCTGACGCAGACCGAGCGAATCTCATCGCCGCCGCTCCGCGGCTTGCCGAGGCGCTGCAACGCACCCTGAACTACCTCAGCAGTTATCAGGGCAATGGCGCTGCATCTGCCTACGATCAGGCCCGCGCCGCCCTTCTCGCCGCTGGAGTCGCATCATGAGCGGCGCCAAGTTCATCGTTCGCCACTACGACCTGACGCCCGCCCGCAAGCAGCCGAACTTCCCGCTGATCTACGCGCTGAGCGGTGCCTGCAACCGGTGGCTGCCAGCGGTCCTCGCGGGTGCATGCGGTGCGGTCCTGGTCCGCTACTGGGATGCGGTCTACGTGTTCTTCGGGGCGGTTCAGTTTGCGTTGGGAGGAAGGTGATGGCTGATACCAATGAGCCAGCGTTCCCACAACTCGACTGCTTCATTACCGATCGCGGAGAGAGGTGCGTCACGACCCACGGCATGACCCTGCGCCAGTGGTACGCAGGGTTGGCGATGCAGGGCTTCTGCGCCAACCCAGCCGTGTTCGCGTCGAACCCGAGGAGTGGATGGGGATTGGTCAATTGCACGGACGACCAATTGGCCGACAGGTGCGTCGAACTAGCCGATGCCGTCATCAAAGCATTCAAGGAGCCTACGACCCGAGACACTTGTCGCCCGGGCGTGGAGAACGCGCAGATCGCTCAGCTACTTGGCGAAGCCGCGATGATTATCCGGCGCCTTCCTCCCGACGTGTTCGACAGTTTGCAGGTCCGGCACTTCATCTGCGATGAATTGGAAGGCGCGGCAATCATGCTTCGAGAAGCCGCCCGCTTGCCGGGCGGACAAGAGAGCCAGTCATGAGCAAAGTAGGCGGAAAGTGCAAACAGTGCGGCAAGCCCGTTGGGCCGCTGCTCACGAAGGACGGACTGCGGCCAATGCGCAGTACGTGGATGACGCGGCGCGATCCGGCCGGGCTGTTCTGCACGATGCGATGCGCCGCCGCTTACGGCGTTGCAGCCGCATCACGGAAGCCGAAATGAGCGACGACCTGCAACAGACCGTGATGGCAATGCTGGTTTACGGCGGAAGTTTCGATAAGGCCCTGGCCGCAGCCGCCCTGCGAGCCGATCCCGACAACCTGCGCAAGCTGCAGGAGGCGTTTGGGGATCTTTTCCAGAAGTACGCGGATGTCAGGAGGGTGGCATGAAGATCCAGATCCTCACCCCACACAAACTGGAACTTTCGGTAGAGATCCATGCGGAAGAATCGAGCGGTCACGTCACGAAGGTGACGGTCGGCGGAATCGATATCACGAGCGCATGTATTGCCCAGCCGTCGGCCTGGAGCGAGATTCAGGACGCAGCGTTCGACGGCGCACAGGAAGCGCTGGACCAGGTCGAACGGGAAGCGGCTGAGGCGCGGGCTTGGAGATACGCGTGAGCGCCCGGCTGTTCGTTCTCGCGCATCCGGTCGCCCGCAGGAATGCGGTCCAGGCCGTCCAGAACGCGCCAGAAGGCCACGTCGTGCGGATCAGTGAGCCGAGCAAGTCTCGTGAGCAGGAGGACTGTTACCACGCGATGATCGGCGATATCGCCAAGCAGTATCAGTTCATGGGCCAGCGCTGGCACAAGGACGACATGAAGCGGCTCATGGTGGATGCCTTTGCGCAGGCCATGAGAGAGGCCGGCGCGCCGCTGCACCACGACGGCCGGGTTGTGCCGAGCCTGGATGGCCGCCGCATTGTCCAGCTCGGCATCCAGACGAGCGACTTCTGGAAGTCCGAGGCCAGCGCCTTCATTGATTTTCTCGCCGCTTGGGGATCGGAGAACGGTATCGAGTGGAGCAACGAACGCAGCGAGGCCACTGCATGAGCTACAGCATGCCCATCAAGGCCGACGAGTCCCGACTCTACGCTGCCGTTGCCTCCCTGCCCTGCCAGATATGCGGCAGGAGCGACGTGCAGGTCAGTCACAGCAACCAGTTGCGGGACGGCAAGGGACGCGGCCTGCGGTCCTTTCCGTGGCGCGTGGCGGCATTGTGCGTGCCCTGCCATACCGATATCGATTCCGGCAAGAGCCTGACCAAGGAGCAGCGCCGCGACCTTTGGGACGAGGCGCATCGGAAGACCATCGGCGAGCTGTTCGAGCGGGGTCTGATCCGGCCCGTCGTCAAACTGCCAATTCCATCCATCGAGGAATCCTACCTATGAACGCCGTCACCACCACCGAAGCGAACGCCGTCCAGGTATCACGCCCGGACGAGGCCGCGCTGCTGTCCGTCATCAGCCGCGCCGCCGCTGACCCAACGATCGATATCGAGAAGATGGAGCGCCTGCTTGCGATGCAGGAACGCATGATGGCAAAGAGCGCAGAGGCGGCATTCAATAGCGCGATGAACGCGGCACAGGCGAAGATACGCCACGTTGCCGCTGACCAAGAGAACAGCCAGACGAACAGTCGGTATGCCTCCTACGCCGCGCTGGACAAGGCGCTTCGCCCAATCTACTTGGAGCAAGGCTTCAGCATCAGCTTCGACACCGGCGGCGAAGCCCAGGAAGGTTTCGTGCAAGTCCTGGCCTACGTCTCACACGCTGCGGGCCACACCCGCACTTACCGCGCCCTGATGCCCGCCGATGGCAAGGGCGCAAAAGGTAACGACGTGATGACAAAGACCCATGCCTTCGGTGCCGCCACGCAGTACGGCATGCGCTACCTGCTGAAGATGATCTTCAACGTAGCTATCGGCGAGGACGACAACGATGGCAATGACAAGGACGCCTACGACACCACCGACTGGCGCACCAAGATATATGACTGCAAGACCAAGTCCGAGCTGGATCAGGTCGGCGAGGAACTTAAGGCGGCGAAAGACGTACCCGAGAAGGCGATGAAGGAACTGCGCCGCTGCTGGTCGCAGAAAGCGGGAGCGCTGGTATGAGCGGACCGGTCATTCATTGGGATCTTGAGCAGAACACCCCCGCTTGGGATGCCATGCGGGCTGGCAAGTGGGGATCGTCAAAGGCCAACGTCATCATGGGCGGGCTTGAGACTAGCGGGCTAGCGAGCCTCGTTCAGGACGTTGCATGGGGTCGGGTATTCGGCCCAATCGACGCGGGCTACAGGAACGGCGCGATGGACCGGGGCCATGTCATGGAGCCGGAATCCCGGGACTGGTACGCCTTTGAGAAGAAGGCGATTGTCAGGCAAGCGGGGCTGGTCGAACACGCCACCGTGCCTCACGTCATCTGGTCGCCTGATGGGATCGTGCAACCCCGGGGCGGCATTGAGGCCAAGAACCCGCTCCACAAAGCCTGGATGGAGGTCAAGCGCACCGGCAAGGTTCCCTCTGAGTACCGGTGGCAGTCCAAATGGGCAATGTGGGTAGGTGAACTCGACTACCTGGACTTCTGCTGCTATCACCCACTGGCGGGCGGCATGATTATTACCTGCGAGCCTTCGCCGGAAGATGCGGAAAGGATGCAAGAGCGGGTCTATTTACTTGAAACCAAGGTTGCCGAATGGGTCGGCATCCTCACTGACAGGAAGGCGGCATGAACAACTGCAGTTTCATCGGGCGGGTTGGCAGGGACGCCGAGTCACGGACTATCCCCAGCGGCACGAAACTGGCCCGATGGACGGTCGCCATCGATCACGGCTACGGCGAGCGCAAGCAAACGATCTGGCTGGACTGCACGATGTTCGGCGAGCGGTCAGCCAAACTGGTCGAGTACATCCGCAAAGGCGACCGCATCGGCGTCGTCGGCGAGATGGGCATCCGAGAGCATGAAAGCAAGACCTACATCACCTTGGACGTTCGGGACGTGACCCTGCTGTCCGAGAAGAAGCCGGCCACGTCACGCGGGCCGAATGACGCACCGTTTTAGCCCCCCTCCCGGTGCTGGCGGTTCGCAGCCAGGAAAAATAGCGATGACGCCGGCGAACAGGGCCGGGCCTACAACCAAGGAGTGACGATGGGTGACATTGCCGACATGATGCTCGACGGCACGCTCTGCGAGACGTGCGGGGAATTCCTCGACGGCGATGCGCCTGGCCATCCGCGCCAGTGCCACGACTGCAGGAACCCGCCGGATCGCACTGGCAAGCTGCAGTGCTCGATCTGCGGCAAGTGGTTCGCGGGCGTCGAGGCGCACCAGTGGGCGAAGCACCCGAAGCGCATGGCGCGCGACCAAGCGAGGAAGTCATGAACGAGCACCGCCCACACGACGACTCCGAAGAGGACTGGAAGCCAACGATGGAGGTCGTGCCGACGAAGCTCTGCCTGTACTGCGATGGCCACGGCGTAGTCCCATTGGATGCCGCCTCCCCCGCGCAGGAGATCAGCGACGCATGGCAGCCGGAGCCAGAGGTTCGCCTCAACGACGACGGAACGCTGGACGAGATAGTCGGCACCGGCTGGTTCCATCTTGAACAGATGGATCACGACCATTGGTGGATGTGCTTCGAGTCAGCCGGCAAGCGCGTGGACGTGTGGTTGCAGAGCAAGAAAGCCATCAAAGCGCACTACGAAGAATCGGCGTCGATCTACGCCGCCCCACCCGCCCCCATCGCTCCTGCTGCTCCCCCGCCTGGAGAACTGCAACTGAGCGTCGAGGCGATCGACGCGCTATGGCGGGACGAGCATCTGTCCGTACCGCAGATCGTGCGTCGCCGGGCCATCGCCCGCACCGTCCTTGAAGCAGTCTGCCGGCAAGGCGAAGGCCATAGCGCCGACTGGTGTGCCGGGTGGAATGCCTGCAATCTCGCCAATGCTCGCGCCGACGACGCTACCGCCCTAGCATCCCTCTCTGCCGCCCCTGTCGAGCAGCCTGCCCTCTACACGCAAGCGGAGTTAGACGCAGCAGCGGCTCGTGCAAAGGATCTAGCCTCCCGGTTGATCCTGGACCCACCGATTGCTGTCGAGCAGCCTGCCGCCCCCAGCGCAGAGGGGGCACGAGAGCCGGATTGGAACGTGAACGCCGAAGTGTATGCGTTCATCAATGCCACCCCGCTAGTGGCAAGCCTGCTGTACGACCTTAATTTGCTGCCTGAGTGTGTGGTCAAGGAAAGCCCCGAATGGGGGCGGATGATCACGGTTTGCGGTCACATGCATTCCGCTCTAGCCGCCCAGCCGCAGCCAGCAGAGGCGTGCGACACCTGTCGCGGCACCGGCCAGATATGCGTCGGCACAAGTGGGCGCGAGGATGACGGCAACGCCCCCGAGTTTGAGCGCTGCCCGATGTGCCAATACGGCGAGCCAGACGCCGCCATCAGGAGCGCGAAACCATGACCCCCAAGACGCAGGAAGAGCGAGCCGCATTCGAGAAGTGGGCGGGCGATATGCCCCGTATGTTCGGCTTAATGCGAGGAGGCGAAGAATCTGCGTGGCCGGGACAGTACCGTGACTATCACGTTCAATGTTGCTGGGATGCGTGGCAGGAAGGACGCGCCCCGCTGCTGGCGGAAATCGACGAGCAATGCCGGCTGCTAGGCATGGGCGGTGAGCGTGAAGCGGGCCTACTTGCGAAAGTTGATACGCTGCAACGGGAAATCGAGCGGCTGAAGGAGTTTGAATGGATGTACAAGGACTTGTGCAGATGACGCCCGACCCATACGCCGACCTGCGGGCGGCTCTAGAGGCTGCGCTTGCGATTGAGAATCCCAGCATACCAAACGGGAACACCGAGCGCGTATTCCGGGAGCTGGAGGCTGCCGCCAACCCCGCCACTATCGCCGCCCTGCTTGCGGAAGTTGACGCCTGGCAAGAGCGTTTCCCACAGTATCGCTACCGCCCGCAAGACGACTGCGTAGCGCTCCAAGAGGTAGGGAAATGACTGGCGGCGGCTTCGCGGCAATCAATGCGCGCAAAACAGAGTGCGCTCATGGGCACCCTTTATCTGGCGAGAACCTACTGCCAAATAAGCAGGGGTATCGGATTTGCGCGGCATGCCAACGGGCTAGCCTTGCCAAGAGCAGAGAAAAAGCCCGGGCCAGAAGGAGTCAGGCCCGCGAAGACAACGATGGAATGCTCCCCGTCGCAAATGCACTAAAGAAAGCGGAGGCGCGGTTCCATGATAGCTACACCAGGAATGAGTACGACGAATGTTGGCCATGGCATGGCAGCTTCCTCTCTACAGGATACGGCCGGTTCAACATCTTGGGCACAACCATACCTGCTCCTCGCGCCATGCGCCTACTCATTAGCGGCGATCTCCCCCCTTCGGTTCTGGTCTGTCATACGTGCGACAACAGGCGCTGCGTCAATCCATACCACCTGTTCCTAGGATCAGTTCAGGACAACGTTGACGACATGATTAGAAAGGGAAGGAAGGTTGTTCGGCGTGGCAGCACTTCTCTAAAAGCCAAGATCAGAGAGGATGACGTCCACAGCATCCGCCAGTCCAAGGAGTCAGCGGCTGACCTCGCTAGAAAGTATGGTGTAACGCCTGGTGCGGTTTGGCATATCCGACAACGCCATACATGGGCGCATCTCACCGATCAAGAGGGGCAGTGATGGACTACATGGAGCGCCTGCTAGGCAACCTACTGGCTGTAATTCATGGTGATGGCGGTCACTACCAGAATGAACATGGCTCGTTCAAGGCGACAGAGGATGCGATAGTCGCCATCAACTCGCTAAAAATCGACAGAGATGCGCTGGCGAAGGACGCGCAGCGCTATCGGAGGCTTCGCCAAGCCGACCCTGACTCTAGCGAAGTCGCGCCAATGACCCATGAGTGCAACGATTGGGGTCAGTGGTACTGGCTCCCCGTCCTCGGTGACTCGCTAGACGCCGCTATCGATCAGGCTATCAAGGAGGGGAAGTGAGCGATATTCAATCACGCGCTAGCACCCATAGCGACGAATGCTGGGCGTTTGGACCCGGGCACTATGAATGCGCGAAGCGGAAGATCAGCGAACTCCAGGCCGCCCAGCCCGGCGATGAATGGCTGCGGGAGGCGGAAGGGCTGGCCACGCATTTGCTGCGCCAGATATCCGGACCTGATAGACGAATCGCGGCCGACGCCCTTCTCGCCCACCTTGCAAAGCGAGTAGCGCCATGACCCGCACCCAATGGTTTCCTGTCTCCACTCCGCCGACTCGGGTTGGCCGATACGGGTATCGATTTGGCAACTATGGGACGGTTTGTCGCCGATGGTGGGCCGGCGATTCATGGCGGTTCAATTCTGTGCGCGACGTGCATTCCTATGTCGGAGCCTTCGACCAGTGGCGCGGGCTAGCGGAGGAGCCGAGGTGACAATCGACATGAATTACCGCTTGCTCTTAGAGCACAGCTTCGATGTGTCTAAGCGCATGGACGAGTGCCCGCCGCGAGGCCGGTTGGATTATCTATCGCAGCATATTTTCGATTTCACCACCTACGACTCGGCGGTAGACGAACTGTTCGCAGGCAAGGCGGTCGAGGTCTGCAATGCCATCACCAATCGAACCACCTTCGAGTACATCGAGACAGAGGAAGGCAACCTCTGGTATCTGCTAATGTGCAACATGCCGTTCTTCTACCCTCGACTTGACTGGGGTACGTCCATCCGAGGGGCATGGTGGGGCAACGGCGCGATCACGTTCCAAAGTTGCGGCCTCTATGTCGAAGAAGACCAGCTTTCCGAACCGCTAACCTTCTCGCACGACGAGTGGGAATCCTTCATGCGAGCCGTCGTTGAGTTCGCTACTCTTGAGCGGGTAGCGGAGGAAGAATCCGGCAGGCGGGAGGGGGTGTAGGTGGGAGAGAAGGCGCTTACCGCTGTTCAGGTTGCTGAAATGCTTGGATTGAGTAGCCGGGCAGTCTATCTGCTGGCCGCTCCGGACGGACCATTGACGTGCTTCCGCTATGGTCGCGCCATCCGGTTCGACGGCGCTTCCGTCCGCATGTATCAAAGACGGCAGAAAACGCTCATCAAAGGACCGATACCAGACCGAGACGCCGACCTCGCCGAGCTGGCCGCTCGCGCCGTGCCCCTGCCGCCTCGCTGCGGGGTCTACTTCCTGTTCCAGCAGGGTAGACTGGTTTACGTCGGCCAGGCCATCAACATGGCCCGCAGGATCGGCCAGCATACCCACGACAAGGCGTTTGATTCCTACTCCTATATCGAATGCCCACAGGCCGAACTAAACGCCGTCGAGCAGACCTATATCCAGCGGTTCCGGCCGCCACTGAATGTGCAATGCATGCCGCCACCTGAGTTTGTCGGCCCCTATGATCCTTCGTTGATCCTCGATGACCGCCCCTGACCACCTGTCCGACGATGAGGTCCGCGATGCTTGCGCTGGCCTGGATCAGCCGGCGGCCATGCTGCGGTACTTGCGGAACGTGGTTGGCGTAAAAGTCATCCACCGCAAGCCGAACGGGATGCCGCTGGTAGGGCGGGAGGCTTACCGCCGAGCGCTAGGGGCCTCTCTGCCGCAGGAAACGCCCCAGGAGCAGCCAAACCGCGCAAGGCTGAAGGCACTGCTAGGAGGCAGGGCATAATGGCCGCCATGGGCCGCAAACGGAAGGATAACCCGCTAGGCTTGCCGGACCGGTGCTACGTCAAGCACGGGGCGTTCTACTACGTCACCCGGGACAACAAATGGGTGCGGCTAGGCACTGACCTGAAAGCGGCCATCGCCGAAAGTCTGAGACGCAACGGTGGCGTCAATTACGGCACGATGGAATGGTGGTACGGGGAATTCCTTGCGCACTGCAAGACCAGGGTCGGCAAGTCGAAGGCCCAGCGCGGCATCAGCCAGCGCACCCATGACGACTATACCGGTGCCAAAGTGCACTTAGACGCGTTTTTTGGCGATATGACACCGGTTCGGATCGGTCCGTCCACCGTTGGCGAGTTCCTACAGATCGAAGCGGATGCCGGTAGACCGGTCCGGGCGAACCGGGAAAAGGCCGCCCTGTCGGCTTGCTTCACTTGGCTGATGCTTCAGTCGGAGTCGGGCGTAACCACGAATCCATGCATCGGAGTGCGTCGCAACCCGGAGTCGCCACGGGACCGCTACGTCGAGGACGCCGAGTATCAAGCAGTTTGGGGAAAGGCGAGCAAGTCAGTCCGCCTGATGATGGGACTGGTCTACCGAACCCTCCAGCGGCCCGAGGACGTAATGAACTGGTCCCAGGCCAACATTGCCACCCGGGACGGTCAGCGGGTCATCCAGAATCGCCAAGGCAAGACACAGCACCTGGTCGAGATCGCTTGCAGCCAGGAAGTTGAGGATTTGCTAGCGACCGTCGGTGCGGAGAAAGGCGCCAAGGTGGTAGCCCTGAAACAACCCTTTGTGCACCGGCTAGACGGCTTCGCCTACACCTATGACGGCTTGTGCACGAACCTCCAGCACGCCCAGGAGGTCGTCAACAAGGCAAGGAAGAAGGCCAAGCAACCAAAGTTTCCGCCCTTCGGCTTCCAGGACCTGAAGGCTAAGGGCGCGACCGACATGTACCAGGCAGGCGTGCCGCTGGAATCGATCCGCGAGCTGTGCGGCCATGACTCAGTGACCACGACAGAGATTTACGTCAAGCGCCGCCTGCGAAAAGTCGTCTCGCCGAACGCCGTTCCGCTGTCCAATATACAGTAGTCAAAGCACGCACATCGCCATGGAAAACCGTGCTGCAACCGCGAGAAATATTAGACGGCACCGCCACTTTTTTCGAGCGCCTGCCTCACAAATCAGCCACGGTCGGGGACGGACTGTTAATCCGCAGGTCCCTGGTTCGAGTCCAGGTCGGGGAGCCAAAAAACATAACGTGTTCAAGAACTTAGGCAGGCGGCCACAAACCGACCTGCCTTTTTCTTGGGCAGAATATTAGACACGTCTAATATCCAGTGGTTATGCACCCCTCCCTCTACCCTGGCCGAGAACCGGGAAATAGCGACGACCTTGAAACGCCTGCGGGCAAATAGCCAGGAGGTAAGGAATGTGCATCATCTGCAATTGCGGCGCCAATGTAGAGGCGGCGAAGTCTGCGGACGCGTTCTTGACCCATTTCGCGAAAGCTAGCCAGGAGATGAAACAGGCGGAGGCCGCGCTTTTGGACGTTAGCCGCCAGTTGTCAGGGCATCCATACGACCGAACCCACAAGGCTATGGTTTCACTACGGCGACAGTGGAATCAACTCGAACAGCAGCGTGAAGTTCACGCCGTGCCTGCGGGCAGGGAGAAGTGATGAGAGAGTGGAAATCAGTGCCGATCGCACCCACGACAGAGATGGTAGCGGCAGGCGACAGAGCCGAATTTGTCGCGACAACTCACCGCACGTCTGCGCTTGTCTACCGCGCCATGCTCGATGCCGCTCCTCCCAGTGGCGCAAGCGAGGATGTGCAACGATTCGCAATCGAGGTTGAAAAGCTGCTGTGCTCAAAACTCGGAAGATCGTGGTCCCCTGTTGGTATCAGCATCGAGTCTCTGATCAACGAATTGGCTGAACGCCGCCTCGAAAATGTTCAACGAGGGGCGGTAGGCGTGGGATAATTCAGGTTCCCTATGACGGCTCGGAGTTGTGTTATCGACAGGGGGTCGCCGTCCTTCCCCTTGTGCCGGACAGCGTAACCGGCACCATCAGCATGCGGATTGTCCCGCGAGGGTGCAGGCACTGGACGCCTACAGGCGGATCGGCCAGCCTCAAGAAGCAGCCCGCATCCTGATGGTGAATGCCGGGTGCTGACCGGCAGCGGATGATCCTATCGAGCGGCTAGTCGGTCCGAAAATTTGACCGTAAACCGTCCCAGTGTGGTATCGCGGCTGCGTCCCGCGTATCGATGGCAAAGAGTGCGAGCGCCGTGTTTCCTTGCACCCGCAGTTGGCCGCAGTCGACATGCCGAGATCAGCGCCGGCCACCATCACCCTCTTGTCGCTCACAGATGAGACGCAAGCGGGTTTGTGTCTCAGATTCCCGGGAAGATGATCGACAAGCTACTGGCTCAATCCGCTGACCCACCGGTAGCAGGAACGATACCTCCCGGCCTCCCACTCAGCCGCCCCTGCGAGGTCAAATAGGATTCCAGAATCGTCGTGTATGTCCCGGGCGTCGTCGGCTCCGTTAACAGGTCCGGTGGGGCTTGGGGAGGCGCTGGGCACGGGATTGGGACTGCCGACGTAAGGGCGAGCGGTTGCGTTGCGCAGCCTCCCGCGCAAGCTAGCGAGAGTAGTAGCCACGCTAGCAGCTTCTTTCTCCGCCAGGGCGCGTTGTTGGGCTTCGGACTCATGTCGGGCCTTCTCCTTGTCCAGAATCGCCTGAGTGGCTTCCTGGACGGCTGTAGCGACTTCCGCGCGGGAGTCAGCCAGCAGGCGGGCTAGCTCGGCATCGCTGATCTTCTGCTGTGAGCGGACGCCTTCCTGGAAGCCAACGATGTACCTCGCCGCTCCAAGCTGATAGCCGCCCCACACGCCAGCCGCCAGGATTGCCCCGGCGGTCCCGATGGCGACATACGGATTCACGCAGGCTTGCCTGGATCAGTCGGGGTATCGATGCACTCGATCCGCGTCACCGTGACCGGGAATGCGCTCTTGGCGAGCATTGGACTGGGGTCCGCTAGCCATGCCTCGCACGTCGCTATATCAGCCATCGGCAGAGCTAGTCCGAACGGGATCGCCCCGGCAGGAGTCATCAACGCGAAGATGATAATCAGGGTGGCGAACATGGGAGCCCCTAGCCGAAGACAGCCGGTTGGCCCGGCAGGTTGAATCGCCCGATCTCTCTGACCCGGCGATTGAATAGCCCCTCGCTCACCTGGCAGCCTCGTGCAGACTGGCAGGCGTAGTAGACCCAGCGGCGGAATTGAGCCTCGCCAGCCGGGTAGTCCTGATCCTTGATCCGCAGGGCGAGCGTGCTGTTGCAGAAGGCCGCCTCGCCGACATTGCCGGCGAAGACGGTCAGCGCGTCCCGCTGTCCACGGGTCAGTGGCGCATTGCCTGTACAACGGACCACAGCCGACCCGAAGCGGTTCAGGTTCGCCCAATCGACGCGGTCGCATTGCGCTTGCGACCAGGCGATCCCCGGGACGACATCCGGCCCGGTATGCCCCGCGCACACCGTCCAGACGCCACCGATATCGGGATAGGGGATGAGACTTTCACCCTCCAGGGACCGCCAGAAGGATAGAGTCCCTGCGGTCACCAACGCGGCGACGATCGCAATCTGCCGACCGCGCTCCATGATTCACGCCCCAAGATGCCAGAGCAGCACCACACAGATGATGACGATCACCACGCGGATCACGACAGCATCAGCCCCAGCACGCCGAATACCACCGCAGCGGCAAGCGTCCACACCAGCACCTTGAGCCATCCGCTGGTCTCTTTCGGGTCCGTGCCCAGCTTTTCCCCGACCGCGCTGGCGTTCTCATCCGCCCAGGCATCCAGCCGGTCGTCTAACTCTCGCCCTTGCTGCCGAATGTCTTTCGCCAGCTCGCTCGCCGTTTCCTGCGCCTTGTTGACCGCGCTCTCAACCTTCACGGATGCCTTTCCCGCTGCGTCCTGAACCTGATCCACGACCCGCTTGAACCGCTGTTTGCTCGTTGCCATCACTGCTCCTAGAATTTCCCGCCTTTCAGCGCCGCCCAAATTGCCGCCGCAGACGCGCCAATCGCAAAGCCCCATTTCAGAATCGGCCCGAAGAACCTGCCGAGCGCGATCGATCCCTTGAACAGGCCGATCAACTGCTCCGTGTCACCCTTGATCGCTGACGTGATTTCCGTGTTGCGTTTGATGCTCGCGTCCATCTCGCCCACCTTCCTCTCCAGGGTCGATACCCGCTGCTCCAGTTCTGCATCCATCAGGCATGCCTCACGGCGTCACACCCAAGGGACGATTACCGTCCCGGTGCCCGAGGCGTTGAAGTCGATATAGAGGCCGGTCGTGAACGGGATCGCCATCGGCAGCACGATCACGCCTACCGCTTGACTGGCCGGGATGGTGTGAATCACCGTTCCCCCGCCCGCAGTGATCGAATCCCGAATCTGCAGGGCATGCGCCGACAGAGCGGTGGTGATCAGCAGCCCCTTGTAGAGACCCGGCCCAGTCTTCACCAGCGTGTCGGCGGTCGCCTGCGTATAGCCAGCGGCGGCGCCAGCAAGATCAGCGGCCGTCATCGGCTTTGTGGTCCCGGTGACCGGGTCCCAATAGTGAATCAGCATGGTCTGTCCTTAGTTTTGCTTGTACGGCCTCGGGAAACTGCGGCCTCGCAGCACCAGATAGCCAAACTCTGAATCGGTGATCGAAACGGTGGCGGTGATGTCAGTGGTCAACTCTCCGGCGACGATGCCGAAGGTCACAATTACGTCGAAGCCGGTATCAATGTCGGAAGCGACTTGCGCAGTGATCGTCGTCGTTCCATCCGCTGCGGTGACTAGCGGCGTCGTAATGCTCAGCGCATCGTCAGGAACCGCCACAGGCGTGACAACAGCGCCAGCAAACGCGAGGTCATCGACTTCGACTTTGATGCGCCAGGAGAAGGACTGGCCGGGGGCGACGGAGAGGTCGGAGGTTCCGAGAAACTGGCTCCCAATACTGGATTGGGCCTCCGCTGTTACCGTGATCGTCGATTCGTCGAAGGTCGTCAGTTCGCCCGTCTTCGCGCCTCGGATGACGGCTACTGTCGCTGTTGCAGGGGCGGTGTACAGCCCATCGCTGTCGATTGATCCACCACCGGATTGAACCGACCAGGTAATGGCCCCGCCACCCGAAACAATCCCGGTAAACTGCTGCGTCTGATTGACTGCAATCGTGGCTGCGGCAGGGGTCACGGTGACATCGGATACAGAGGCCGCCGTGATCGTCAGGGGAACTACCGCATTCAGGAACGAGCCGGCCTGATTCAGCACCGACAGCACAAGACTGGTCAGACCCTCGGAAACCCCCGTCACCACCACATTGCCGTCGGCATCCGTGAGGCTGGGCGAGGACGCGATTGAAGGTGTCCCTACGGCAGCCACAGCACCAGGAATCGCCGCACCGGCCTGATTGATCGCTTTGAAGGTCGCCGTCGATCCAACCGGGATACTTGCACTGGTGGGGGAGGCCAGGAGGCCCGTGTTCAGGTAGGTGTACGGGATCGTGTCTTCACCCGTGAGCCCCACAAACAGGACCGAGTCGTCGTCGGTGGCGTTCCCGCTGCCATCCACGACACGAGCGCGGACGGTGTAGGTGCCCGGCGGGACATCCACGAAGCTGGCAGACCAGGCCAGGTCGACCAGCGTTGCGGCTTTCGAGAATCCCTGCGCAACCAACTCCACCAGCGAGACGGTTACGGCCGCTCCACCGCCTGCACTGGTGAAGGTTCCGGTGATTGACACATCGTCATTCGCGGGCGTCACGGTACTGATCGTTACCGTCGGCGGGGTGCCGGTGGATTCGGCCAAAGGCCCTACCGTGACAGCCAGGTCGCCGCTACTGACGACGGTCAGCGTTCCCGCCTGGGTCGCGAGATTTCCAGACGACATGGGCGTTTCGAGCGGGGTCCAATCGCTTGAATGCTGGACGGCGAGGTTCCAGCACTCGTCGGCCATCTGCGCAGCGGTGAGCGGATTCTGCCCATACTTGACGTTCTGCATCTCCGCGTAGCAGCCCCGCGTTGAGATGATGCTGCCATGCAGGAGCCGAAGTGCGGTCGGCGTCCAGGTGCTGCCGCCAAGAGTCAGCGGGATCTCGGTGAACACCCCGGGCTCAGGTGAGTAACAGATGATGAGCTCGTCCGTCCCCGTGCCTGCGCAGGAGATGCCGAGCCCGACGTATTCGCCAAATGGCCCGACGGTGTCGTCCAACTGCTCCCATGTCGAACCGGAATTCTTGGAGACGCGAAACACCCGGTCTGCACCGAACCCATCGGCCCGGATTTCCAGGTTGTTGCCGGTCTTCATGAATTCGATCAGTGGCATCTCACCGGAGGTGTGCGCCTGGTGGACCTTGAACAGTCCCGTGAGCGTGCAGTCCGTGATTGCTTCAAGGCCCGTGGCGAGGCTCAGTCCGGCAACAGCGGCGGTGGCGTTGTTGATGCTCATGGGTTACACCAGCACGCTGAAGGCGGGCGGATTTGCCCGGAATGCCGCTTCGGTCACCGTCTTGTTCGTGATCGTCGAAGACGCGACCTCGCGGGTATTGGAGAGCGGCGTGAACATGAACATCTGCCAGTCGTTGGTGATCTTCGTCGGGCGGTGAGAGCCGATCCCGGGCCAGTAGTCCACCCCCGTATTCGCGTTGGTGGAGCTCATCAAGGGGTAGTAGTCGCCGCCGGAGATCATCACGAGATTGGCCGTTGACCGGTCATCGACCCCTGCCGGGTTGTCGAGGACCAATCGGGCTTCGCAGGACAGTGCAACGTTGTCGATGTCGTCTACGATCGACTGGATATTGATGCTCGGACCGTAGCCGTGGATATTGACGTGAACGCTGTTGGGGGAGAGCTTGTACTCATCGCCCCCGCCACTGACTGCAGGACGATAGATGGCCTCGCCTTCCGGCGCCCCGCTGCTTTGAGCGCCGTAGTAGTCCGCGTCGCCTCCAGAACTCCGGCCGTACTCCTGCCAGGTTCCCGTCGAGGTGCGCCGGATCTGCACGATCTGGTTTCGGACCTGGACCCGGAAATTCCCGCCCCGGTTCGTGCCGGACGTGATGTTGACGTACCACCAGAATTGCAGGCGATACCAGTTCTCGATGGCGGCCACCGTCGGGTAGCCGTACCAGTCCGGGATAGCGTCGCCCTTGGGCTTGGTGCCCATCGTGACGGCGCCACCTTGGGACCAGCCACCACTGAGGCCTGTCGGGGTCAGATCGCTGGTCCCCGACATGCCCAGGACAACGCGGTTCAGCGTGGCCGCAGTAGTCCCGCCGGTCGGCTCACCGTCCAGGCCCTCCGGCAGACTGAGATACACATCACCGATAGAGAAGCCGTCATCCGGATCGAGGTCGGCAGAGAGCTTGAACGGACCCGCGCCGCCTGCGTTGGTCAGATCGCCCTCAAGATAAGCACTGCCGTTGGAGATGCGCAGCTTCCACGTCCCGGTATCCACGTCGGCCACGGAGAAGACGCTCGGCGCCCCATAGTTCTTGGGCAGCTTCAGTTTCGCGCCGACCGTCTGCAGGGCGGGCAGGGTCGAACTGAAGACGATCACCCCGCTGCGGATCAACTGCAAGGAGCTTCCCGCAGGCAGGCCGGAGAGAACGACAGCCTGCCCGGCGGGGATCTTGTTCCCGCTGGCTGCGTTCGCCACGGCTGTGGCGATGTCACGACGGAACCGGTCTGGATAGGCGATCATGGTGGTTGTCGGAGTAGGTGTGGGCGGAGGGGCGGCCATGGCCGTATCAATGGCCGTGTCCATCACGACGGCGACTTTGTCAGCGCCGGCAGAGGACCAATGGGTTTGGTGACTGTCACCCGACACGCCGTCAGATCCGGCGATATCGAGGGCGGCGTCGTTGAAGTCGATGACGTATCGACCCGAGCCGGCTGCGCACCAGTTGATGATGGCGTTCTTCAGCAGCGTGAAGCTCGCCTGGTGGAACCACCCGAGGTTGTTCGGGATGCAGACGAAGTAGTACAGCGCCGTGGTGCAAGCGGCTGAAAGCTGATTCAGGTAATTCGTCATGTCCGTGCCGATCGACGGCATGGACGAACTCAGGTTATTGGTGCCGATCGCCGGGACTAGCGTTCTCGGATTCGACGCGGCCACGTTGGGGATATCCGTGACGAGGTTCGCAATCGTCCTGCCGCCAGCCGCGAAGACCGGGACGCTCCCCGGGTAGGCGCTCTGATTCCCGACGAACGTGTAGGTATGCCCGCCAGCGGTCAGCAGGCCTTGCAGGGTCTGCGCCGGGGCATAGAACGGCGTGACGCTATCCCCCCGCATCAGGGAATCCCCGGGAATGGCGACGTTGCCTAGATCTGCCACTTAGGCGGTCCTGGTGGTAGGATCAGTCGGGGTCATGGAGAACCTATGGATAGCTTCTGGACGCTCGTGGCAATTGCAGCGGTGGTGTTCGTCAAGCCGCTGGTCTGGACACCGCTTCTGTTCACACTCGACCGACTCGCAGGCCTGATCGGGCCGCGATTTCGGGCAAAGGTGTCGGGGCACTACGCGGGGAAGCCGTTTGGGTACTTCTACTTCGCCCAATCGCTCGGGCCTACCGTTGCGCAGCAAGGCCTGAAAGAGCAGAAGCGCCCCCAATAGTCCCGGCACGCTGGGCCTGCTCCAGCAGGAACTGCTGCAAAGCGGGGCGAGACGCTGCTAACCCTTCGGTCAGGTACTGAGCCCCCGCAGGAGAAGTCAGCAGACGAGAACCGAGCGAAGGCACAGCTACAGCAGCGGCTGTCGTCAGGGGGAACTGCATCGCTGCCGCACCGCCCAATCCTGCCCACATCGCCCGCCCAGCCGTCTGGCTGCCTTCTCGCATCTGCGGGACGCCCTTGGCGAACAGGGCAATGTCCTGAAGCTCGCCGGGCAACTTGCCTTCTTTCGCTGAGTCGCCGTACTTGCTGTAGAACTTCTGCGCCAGACGGCCGGGGTTCACGTTCCCGGTTGCCTCGTTTACGGCGTCACCGGACTTCAGCAGATCCAGCGTCGAGAACTTGATGTCGCTTTTCTTCCAGGCGGCCTTATTTCCCTTCTGCGCCGCCGTGTTCATGGCGCCCAGGAGGTCTTTGTAGATCGCCCCCGTGGCTGAGTCGTCAGCCTTGTAGGCCGCGTCTTTCGCATTGGTTAGGAGCGTTTTCCACGACTGGTACGTCTTGCCGTCCATCGGTCCCGGCGCGTTCTGAACAAAGTCCGTGAAGTCGTCGATGACCCGGCTGGCGGGGGCATCCTTCACCAGCGAGGACGGACCTTTCTGCATGGCGGCAAGACGGGCCTGCGCGTCACGAATCCCGACGAGGAGGTCCACGTCCACCGGAGAGACTTGCGCTGCCGCTTCCAGCGCACGTCGTTCCGTGTTGGCAGCATCGGTCGCCGATGCCAGGAACTTCTGATCGATCACGTCAGACTGCCCGCCAGCCGAACGTGCCGCCGCCTGATTGAGCGCGGTACGCTGCTGATCGAGCGTCTTTTGCATGACCGACTGCGCGAACGGCGTCTGCGTCAGCGTGTCTTCGATCTTCAACAGCGCCTTGGAGCCTGACCGCTGGCCTGCAGTCAGAGGGGCATTGAGCCGCTTTGCCGCGTCCAGCACATCGTCAGGAATCGAGCTGGCAGAGCGCATCGGACGGATGAGGCGACCGATCATCTCGCCGACGCCTCCTCCGACAGCACCGCCTGCAGCCCCTACTCCCGCCCGCTTGAGCCGTTCCTCGGGCGAGCCGTAGGACAGCCCCTCCATCAGCGCTCCGCCGACTGCAGGGGCCAGCACACGCCCGACGGCCGACTTCTGCCCGCCAGGGATGGCCATCAGGGGAAGTGCATCACCGAAAGCGAACGAGAGTGGGTTGGACTTCTTGAACGGTGCCGCCTGCTGATCCTGCGTTGCGTCGAGTGCCTTCAGCCCCCGCTGCACCGGTTCATCGCCTACGTGCGTGAGTTGGGTAATGCCACTGGCGAGCTTGTCGGCACGGTGTTCGATCCCCGCCTGGATCGCCGGTACGATGCCCGGCGCCTGCGGCCCTGCCGAATGAGACATGGACTGCTGCCCCTGCGAGCGAGCGAAATCCATGATCTGCTGTTCGGTCGCGCCGTCCGGGGCGTTGATCTCGAACCGCTGCCCGTCCGGAGAGGTGATCGCGTACTTTGCCATCTAGTCGATCTTCTTGATTGACCAGCCGTCGTTTGCTTTCTGGTGAGCGGACTTCGACGTGATGCCCGAGACAATCGCCTCGGGACGCAAGCCGTATTGCACTGCCCGTTCCGTGAATGCCTTGTCCGTCAACTCCTGGGACTGCACCGCCGAGGCGTAGACCTGATCCACGACGTTGTCGAAATCGGCAACCTGCGATGCGGTTAGTACCTTGCCGTTTTGCAGCGTGTTGACGTAGTTCGTCATCCGGTCGATCGCGCCCGTTGCGTTCAGCGCCATGCCGAGTTCCGATTCACGCACGACCGAGCCCGGGTCGAGGAGCTTCATGAACGACGTGGCGGCGGCGAGCGTTGCCGCTGCGGACTTGGTCGCCATCGGCAGGGCTGCTTTGATCTTGCCGACCGCCGGAAACACTTGCCGGAAGTCTTTCGACTCCGTCCGGTAGTCGTCGGCAAGCTTCATCTCGGTTTCGGTGTTCAGCTTGCCTTTTGCTGCGTCCCTCGTCGCCGCTGTCGCTGCCGCCTGGTTCTTGTTGAACTCCCGCGCCCGCGCATCGGTCATGTTCTGGCCGCGAATGGTCGTGTTCGCCGACAGCAGCGAGTTCGGGTCCACGGTCTGCGGGATCTTGTTGCCGACCAGCCCGCCCGTGTACTTGTTGTAGCGCTGGAATTCCCCGCCCAGGTCTTTCAGGTCGAGTTCCACGGGCTTGTTGATCGCTGCACCTACCGGGCGGCCGAACTTGTCCATTTGTGCCGTCTGCGGGTTGCCCATGCTGTCGGCCTGATCGATGGTCCGGGCGACTTCCGGCATCCCGAGCGTGCTGGCGTTCGCCAGCCCTTCGATGTCCTCACGCTTCAGGCCCGCCCGCAGGCCCATCAGCATCTTCATGGCGTCCCACTGACCGCCTTTCTGGCCTGCTGGCGCGGCTTTTTGCGACATAGCGGCCAGCGGGTCGAGGCCGAACGTGCCACTGCCCAGCGGGCCGTTGAGCGTGCCTGCGGGAGCTTGTGCGGCTTGGGCCGGAGTTTGCAGCGACGCCATGAACGCCTTCAGGTTCTCCTGCTGCTGCTGGGTCTGTCGCTGCTTGGCCTCGAACTGCTGGCGCTCCATGTCGGCCTGCTGCAGATACGCCTGCGTCTGCGCCTGCTGCGCCTTCATCCGGGAGTCTTGGGCAAGCCCTTGCCCGTAGCCGAGGAAGCCGTCACCCAGGCTTCCTCCAGGCCGCAGCATCTGCCCGCCCATGTTGATGAGCCCGAGACTGGAAAGCGCCATGTCAGCTCGCGTAAAGTCGGGTGTTGAGATTCGGGACCGTCGGCTGGTACTTCACCGCGTTCTGCGGCATCTGTACCCCGGTCGTAATCGGCTGGCCTCCAAGGCCGTAGCCGGTTGGTTGTTGTTGGGATTGCATGCCCATGCCCCAGCCAGCCAAACCGCCACCGATCGCCCCTTGCCAGGGGCCGACGCCTTCCTGCGTCTGGGTCGCCGTGCCGCCCAGTTGAGCAAGCCCGCCGGCAGCGCCCATCATGTTGTTGCGCTCGCCCTGGAACTGGCTCAGTTGCCGGTTGAGCGAGTTCTCGGCGAGCCCTTGCTGGGTTGTGTAGTCCTGCATGGACATGTTGTTCATCGTGGAACCGAGCGAGTCGGCAAAGGCCCGGTTCTGGCCCTCCATGAACTGCTGATGCGCACTTCCACCGAACGCCCCGCCCTGCTGGAACTGGCCCATCGACTGCGCCGCCGTGCCGTTCTTGTAGGCGTCCGTCATCCGGCCGGCTACGTCGCCCATCGCCTTGTCGAGGAACGGGTTCGCGCCTGCATACGGGTTCGTGCCAAGCCCTTGCCCGAGGTACTGGCCGTTGATGGTGTTCTGCGCCATTCCGGCGTAGGCCTGACCCGCAGGCAGCGCGTAGTCGGCCAGCCCCCGAGAGGCGTTCGTGGTCATGTCCACGTTGCCGGAGACTGCGCCTGCAATGGCTCCTAGACCGGCCCCGACGAGGCCAGGATTGTTCGACAGGAAGTTGCCCGCCTGACTCAGTAGTCCGCCCCCGGCCGCCGTTGTGCCAGCAGCGCCGCCTAGGCCCGCCGATGAGCCGCCACCCAGCCCGGTTGCTGCGCCAGCGGCCGCAGTACCGCCGGCTGCCGCAGCGCCACCGCCCAGCCCCGTGCCAGCCATCCCGCCGCCAGCAGCATCCATCGCTGCAAGTTGGCCAGCGGACATGTTTGCCGTGCCTACACCACCGGCCGCGCCTGACCCAGCGCCCCCGGCAGCCCCAGCGCCCGCATACGACGCCGCAATCGCACCGCCCGCAGCCACCGCCAGGAACGACATGAACCGGGGGTCTTGATACGCATTCTTGCCCAACTGCGACCAGCCGCCCTGGCTAAGTTGCTCCGGCTCCCAACCGTTCGCGCCTTCACGGAAGCGAATCGCCGACTCGCCGACCCGAGGCGTTTCGTAGTACGTCCCGTCCGGCCCCGACCGCTTGAACATCTGCTTGCCGTCAGGCGTCTGCATCACCTGCTGCATCGGCCGCTGGTTCGCAGGGATGTCCTGATACTGGTCCTGCGTCATCCCGAGCATTTCGGGCGGGATCGGCGTCGGTTGCCCGGCCGGCTGGAGCATTGAAGGATCAAAAGCCATAGCTATGCACTCGTTCCAGTTGCATCGACCCAATCGGCACCGTCCCACCAGACCGGGTAGCCAAGGGTCGTGTCGAAATAGGACCGGCCGACCCTCAGATCAGCGCCTACGGGCCGTTCGGTCGTCGGGCCTGACCTCGCCTCAGCCTCGTTGATCGCCTGCGCCATGAGCCGCAGATGGTCCTCAAGCGTCTTGCGAAAATGCGCGTCAGTGGGCAAGGCAAGGCGGGGGATCGGATCGACTTTCATCGCTTGCCCGCCGGCCGTGGAAGGTCGTTGCCGATCGCCGTCATCTCAAACGATCCAGGGATCGTCAACTTGGCCGAATGCCAGTGCGCGTTCTGCTGAGTGCCAAACGCGCCTTCCTTCCAGTTCGCCGTCCCGATCGGAATCGCGGTCGGCCCGATCACCGAGTTATAGAGATAATCGGTCTTGTAGAACTCAGCCGTCAGGGCGGGGTTCCCACTGAAAAACGACGTGAACCGGGGGCGAATCTTCGTGAGCGTCGAAGAAATCACGTCATCGCCCATCCAGCCGAAGCGGATCGTGCTTGACTGGCTCGGGTTCACGAGATTGCACAGAATGCCGTCTTCTACGACGTGCAAGGTTTCCGGCGTGAAGCTCAACCCGCCTGACTCCAGCGTGTACGGGATCGCTTCCTGCACCTCATGGCCGCTGACATGCCCCCATCGGCGGGTTTTGACGCTGTAGACGATCGCCTGCTTCACTGTTCCGGTCGTTGACCCCGGAACCACCACCGGATACCACCAATAAGCCAGCATCCGCTGCCGATCGAAACCACCCCTGACCTTGTCCCGCTCCCGCCACAGGAGCCGGTTGAAGAACCATTCACGGATGCCCTCGCCAATCGAGACAGGCCGCGTGCCGTCGAAGTAGTAGAAGTCATGCTCACCCATGAACACATGCGCCGTGTCGATATCGATCACCGCTTCGTTACACACCGCGCCGACGTTCTGATCGATGACCTCAGACGCCCAGATCAGTGGCACGTTGACGTAGCGCATCCGGTAGATCGAGCGCTCCTTGTAGGCGATCACCGTATCGCCCAACTCCCGCGCGCCGATGATCGGACCCGGAGTATCTAAAAGTCGCCCGTTCGCGCTCTGCGTCGCCGCTGCTGGTGTCCAATCCGACTGGTCCCGCAAGGCACAGCACGCCCATTGGTCAGTCGATGTGGAAGTGTTCAGCGCCAGGACAAAGCCGTTCGACACCACCAGGTACTTCGCCTGCGGCGACCCGCTGATATCCGCGAAACTGCCCGTCGTGGCCTGCTGGATCAGATGACCCGTCGCTGCGGCCAACGTTGCATCACCGAATTGGCAGAAGCTCCAACGACTGGTGGCCGCATACCCGCCAACCTTGGATCGATCCGTCCAGGCCAGTGCCGAATACTGATACAGCCCCGCCGTCGTTCCGACGTAGAGCTTCGGCGTGGCGTAGACCAGTGTCCGCACGAACGCAGCGCCATTCGTCGCAGCAGGCAAGGCCACAAAGGTCACCGCCAGTGGCTCAAAGGCGTTGCCATACCCTCTCGGCGTCGGCAGGATGTTGTCAGCCTCCAGGATCACCCCCGGCATCGCTGGATCGCCATCAGGCAGGAACCCGACAATCGGCGTCATACCGCGTGCCGTGGCCTCGAAACCATCGGGGTATTGCTCGGCATCCTTTGCCGTTCCGACGCCTGCTGAAGCGAATCCATCGCCTGCTTGTAGCGGCCTTCAAAGACGCCCATCAGCCCTTCGTCCTGCAGGTATCCGGCCGCTTCCAGACAGGCAGCGAACAGGTAGACGTTCGGCGCCCGATCCAACAACCAGTTGGACGTGTTGCTCGGGCTCAGGTCCGCAATCGCCGGGATGTAGTACAGCGTGTAATCCCGATCCGTTACAGGCGTTGGATACAGGATCACCGCCTGATCGACCATCGTATAAGCGACCGGGTCGCCCACCGTCGAGGTGTAGTTCTCCACGCTCTGCGGGTCGGCGTAGGGAATCGAGTATTCCGAGGCACCGATGTAGTACATCAGCCGCTGAATCGCTTCACAGTCCTCGGGCAGGAAGATCACCGCGCCGTCGAACTTCCCGTGCTTGGAACGCTCCATGCGGCGGATCAGCACGTCGTTTCTGACGCGAGCCTCAGCCAACTGAATGCACGTCGTGACCTTGCTGATGATCTTGTCGTTGGAGATCCAGGACACAACCTCGTCCTGGAGGTCGTCATAGTCCTCAATCACGGAGAAACTTCTCGAACGTCACGTTCTCGGGATGCGCCCTGAAGTAGGCCATCACCGCTTTCTCGTCAAAAGCCGTGCCATCCGCACACATCTTGGCGAACACCGCAGGCGGCATCTTGCCCACGATCCGTCCATCGCCCCAGGACTCGCCCTGCGTCAGAACCCGGTTGTCGTGACAGAAATCGGCCAACGGCTGCGCGTCCCAGATCTTCTGGGTGATCATCTTGCCGTCTTCGAAATGAATCAGGCCACGGGTGCCGGTGTTCTGGCTGTACCCCATGTCCCACGTCTGATTCGGGAGGGCTTTGAGTTCGGCGGCGTACTGTTCTTCGTCTTCCATAGAAAAAGGGCGGGTGATTAGCCCGCCCCCTCCACTCGGGTTTTACGCGGTCAGGTTGGCGATCTTGAACATGTTCTTTTCGGTCAAGACCTCCAAGCCCACGTCCACGAGCATCTGCTCGTTCGTCGAATCACCCACATCACCCAGCTTCTTAGTACGCCAGCCACGCAGGTACGCGAGCTTGATCGACTTCGGATCGAGCCCGAATACGTCCGTCCTGGCGTTCATGATGTAGTGCGGAACGAACGCCATCACGCCGAAGTCCGACAGGTAGTAGTCGGCCGCGCCGATGATGGTGGCCGCCGTTGCCTTGGTCTGCTGCATCCGGTTGGCCGCAATCCCTGCGAACGAGCTCGCGATGGTCTTGTGGTTGGCCGACATGACCACCATCGGAGGGGTTTTCCCTGCGGTGTTGAAACACTGCTTCGCAGCCGTCTGCAGCAGCCCCACCGCGAAGGTCCGATCCGTACCGGCCGTGATCGCCACCGTCGGAGCGCCGGAGGTATGAGCCGCCGTCGCGCCCGCGCCGTTGTGCAGCGCGTTGGTGTAGATGTGAACGCCCAGCCCGCCCGACTTCGACGCCACGCCGCTCGAACCGCTCGCCGCAACGTTGTTGGACAGGATGGAGGCCTCGATGTCGCGCTTCACCTCGATCGCGGCTTTGGCCTTGTTGTAGGCCATCTGCGAGGCACGTCCGGCCTTCTCGACCGCCTCGGCACGACCGGTCACGCTGATCGTGTCTTGGAAGATCTGGGCATAGTTGCCCAGGCGAGCGGTGTCGGTGCGGGCCGTTGCGACCGCCGCATCACCGTCGATGGCCGCGTTGTCGGCGTTCGGCGAGCGCAGGGTATCCCGCTGGTACTCGTGGTACGTCTGTTTGGCCGTTGAGCGGCCGATACTCGACATCACCGGGGTTTCTTCCGGGTCAGTGCGAGAGATTTTGTCGATCAGGTCTTCCCGGACGCCGTTGTTGATGTCGTACCGGTCTTGCGCATTGGTTGGCTTTGCCATGACTATTCCATGAACGATGCGGCAAGGTCGTCGCGCGTGGCTTTCCCGGCACGGAACCGTGCCTCACGCTTTTCGTCGCTCTTGCTCGCGGATTGAATTTTTGAGGGCGGCAAACTCGGCGCTTCCCTCAGCTTTTGGGTGATCTGCGGCTTCTTCGCTCGCAGCGCCTTGAGTTCGAGTGCATCTTTCAGCGCAAGGACTAGGGCTGGATCGCGTAATGCCGCCAGGGACTGCGGTTTGACTCCATAGGTTTTCACCATGGAGTCGTAAATCTTGGAGATGCCCTCTGCGGGCACCCCGTGGCGAGAGAGTTCTTTCTCGGCGGCGCTGATGGCCTCTGCATCTGCCATCTGCTGCTGGTGGGACAGTTGGGCCTGCGACTCCTGGATGCCCCGCTGCACCTTCTCAAGCTGGCGCACACGCTCCAGGGCGCCGACGTAAGCCGTCGGATCGCTCGTGAGCGAATTCATCTGATCGAGGCTGACCACATCCAGCGCCTGGCGAACCATCGCCTCGTGCGTGGCAAGCTGTTGGCTCAGGTTCTGGAAGCTCTTTTGCGCCTCGACATAGACCTCTTGCCGAGCGGAGAAGACCTTGCTATCGACCTCGGCGCGGACGGAATCAACATCGCGCCCTTTGAGGTAGCCGGCCTTCAGTTCGTCGAACGAGACATGCTGTTCAACGTCATTGCCGCTCGAATCCTTGACCGTCACCTTGTAGCGGCCGGCGGGCGCTTCTTCAGCGTCTTCCTCTGGCTCGTCCTTCTCGCCTTCGTCGCCTTCTTCCTTCTCAGCAGACGCCGCTACTTCCTCTTCCGGCTCTTGCTCGTCAAACAGCGAGGCAACGTCATCCACCGGATCAGCCGATCCGTCCAGTTCTTCAGCCATGGGTATTCCTAAGTGAAGCGGCGCAGCGTCCGCGAGATAGGCCCGTCAGTGCGGGCCGCGTCGAGTTTTTCCCACTCGTGGGCGGCTAACTTGCCGTCCTCCACAAGCTGGCTCATTGCAGCCTCGAAGGCGTCAACGACCTTCAGTTGCTGATGCAGGACGGCGAGGCCTTCCGGGTCGCGCAGCGAGCACGCACGCATGCGCTCATAGATGCCCGACCTCAGACGCTCTGTCGCCGTCGTGAACGCCTTGTTCTCGCTGAGCGCAATCGCATCCCGGCCCAGGTCCATGCGTTCGTTGTGGGTCATACGAGGGCCGCCACGGCCATCAGGATCAGCATGTCCTCGATCTCCGTGTCCATCTGCCGATCAGCCAGCAGAGCCGCCATATCCGTCGAGAAGCGGTTGTAGGCGACATCCGGCGCAACCGGGTCAACCCGCAGTTCCGCCTGATACCACCGCGACCACAGTTCCCGCAGTCGTTCGACAGCGCCGTCGTCCTCGACGTTGATCTCGGCGACTTCCTTGAGAACCCGGGCTTTCGTGCGAGCGACTCGCGACGGCTTCGCGGGGCGGATAGGCCGCGCTTCACGGTCATCAGACTCGCGTTCGAGGAACCTGCGGATCTTGTCGTCTTCGATCAGGAAGCCGATGCCGCCGTCTTGTTCGGCTTCTTCGCTGATGCCGTCCGCTGAAGACGAACCCGCAGCGACACCCACCGCCCGGGCAATCGACCGACCGACCGCCGCAGCGGTGGAAGTACCAGCGGCAGTGCCAATCGCCCCCGAAGGGGGCAGACCAACGTCGCCAGTCGCTGAGGCCGATCCGGTACCAGCGGCAACGCCTACCGCCTTGGCACGCGCCGCGCCGATCGCCACTGCGGTACTCGTGGCGCTCGCGGAGCCAGCAGCATTAACCTCAGCACGGCCCACGGCGATGGCTGAGCTAGTTCCCGATGCCGACCCTGCCCCGCTGACCAGCGCTTTGCCAGCCGCCGTTGCCGTCCCCACACCAGCGGCAGATCCAACCGCGCTGGCAATCGGTGACTCGGCGATGCCAACGACCGTGGCGGCGCCCGATGCGGAACCGGCAGCCTTGGCGATAGACTGCCCGGCTGCAGTGGCGTCCGACGTGCCCGCCGCCGAACCGACCGCCCGGGCAACCGACCGGCCAGCAGCAACTGCAGTGGAGGTGCCAGCGGCCGAACCGACGCCCCGAGCAGCAGCCTTGCCGACCGCCGACGCCGCACCGACGCCCGCAGCAGCGCCTACAGCGGCCTTCGCAGCCTTGCCGACAGCGACAGCGGTACCGACACCGGCCGCAGCGCCAGCGGCCGATTTGATGGCCTTGCCGACCGCTGTGGCGGTGCTGGTGCCAGCCGAAGTTCCGGCCGCGCTCTTAAGTGACTTGCCGACTGCGGCGGCTGCGCCAATTCCGGTGGCAGAGCCAGCGGCGGGCGACCCGGATACCGGCTCCCCAGCCTCAAAATCGTCCAGCCGCAGAGTCGTGCCGCGCCCGGAGAATCCGGCTCGTCCTGTGCCCGTGTATGTCGAGTCGGTCCTGCTTGTCTGCAGGACACCGTCGTAGTAGACCGAGAGCGTCGAGCCGACAGCGCGGAACTCGACGACCTGACCCGCGCTCGGCAGCGCAAAGGCCGCGCCGAGGGTCGTTCCTACGCCTCCGTCAAATCTCCGAATCCGCGCATCAGCATCTGTGGAAAAAATAACCTGATACCAGTTGAAACTGGTGGTGTTCAGCCGCAGCAGAATCGCGGTGTAGTTCGTCCCGGCGTTGGTGCCGATATTGACGAACGTCGCCTTTACATAGCAGTCAGCAGCAGGCGTCCCTCCGTTCCAGTACGAGAGCGCATCGGTCGATGGCAGCGCGCACTGGTTCGACGCGATCGTCGGCGCGGCCCCCAACTGGGACCAGTTCGCCCCAATCGCACCATTGGCCCGATTGAAGTTGTCGGTGAACAGAGCGGCCATTGCTACCCTGCGTACCCCGGCAACTCAACGACGTAGCTATCCACCGTCGGCCCGCCGCCCCAGTCGCTGCCGAACACCATGCGGGTGCCGCTCGGGCTGATGTTGACGTGCGGCTCTGCCCAGTAGCCGTTCGGGCCGTCGCCGCCGGCGGAGCGGTGCCGCCCTACCCGGTAGACCGTCTTGGTGTTCAGGTCCACGAGCAGGAGTTCCTGATCCAGTAGACCCTTGCCGTTCGGATTGCCCGTCACGCTGATCGCAAGCAGCCCAGGCGCGCCGAACGCATGGCCGGACATATGAGTCCCAGTCGGCGGGTACGGATAGCCCGTGGCGGGGCCAATGACCGTTTCCACGGCTCCCGTGTCCAGGTTCTCCGTGACCAGGGTTCCTTCGGGGCCGTCGAACTGCACCGATGCCCACACGTCCTGGCCGTTCGCAAGGCGAAGGAAAGAGCCGTGTTCCGCCGACCCGACAGAGCGCGTGCGGACTGGTTGGTACGTCGATGCGTTGACGACCTGATTGCCTGCCAGCGCGAAGCGACCCGACGGGCTGATCTGCGGCGCATCCCCCGCTCCGCGCGGGCTTTCCTTCCTCGCCGCCAGGTCCAGGATGTAGCTCTGATCGCTGTTCGACCGGCAGCGGATGCCGAAGATGTTGTTGTCGTAAGACCCATAGACCGGATCGCCGCCAAAGTCCGACCGATACCCACCGCCGGTGAAGCTGTAGACCGATTCCTTCTGGCTGGTCGAGGCGTGGTATTTGATCAGGGCGCGGATTGGGGTGCCGGACTGCTCATAGGCGAACGGGTAGAACAGCACGTCCGGATCGGTCGATGACCAATAGAAGTGCTCCAAGTCAGCAGGCGCGATGTCCAGTTGCCGGATGTAGGCGTAGGTTCGCCCGTTGAACAGCACATGCCCCTTGCCGGCGATGTACAGGATCAGCAACGACTCATCGCAGTTCCACGCCGGGATCGTCGAGTAAGCAGGCTTGCAGACGTTCGACCCTGGAAACTGGGTTGCCACGTCCGTGATCCGCCGAATCGTCGTGCCGAACTGCGGGTCCGTGACGAAGCCCAGCCGGGCGGGCTTCGCAAGCGCCGTCATCGGGCGCACGATCTTGTCGCTGATGAGCGAGCCAGACGGAGGTGGCGGAACAGGCGTCGGAGTCGGTACTGGAGTCGGGGTCGGGACAGGCACCGGCACAGGAACCGGCGTCGGGGTCGGGACCGGCGTTGGAGTGGGCACTGGGGTAGGCGCAGGCGTGCCTGCGGGTGGCGGCCAGCTATTCGCTGCGGCAACCTGCTTGGCCTGGGCGAGCATCGCTGCCCTGACCTGTGCCTCGGTCTGGCTGCGGTACGGCTCGCCCTGGAAGAAGGCGATACCCTGCACCAGTTCGAGCGTGCTGATCGGACGGCTCGTGACCTTCGCCATCTCCTCGCGTGCCCACAGGCCGACCATCGCATCCGTGCGAACGGGAGCGGGCGGTGGAGGCGGGGATGCAGGAGGCGGCGAGCCTCCGCCGAACAGCTTGCGCAACCAGTCCAGCAGGCGGCTCATGCTTCGCGAGCCTTATCGACCACTGCCTGGCGGGCAGCCATCATCCGCTCACGCATCCTGACCGGGTCTTTGATGCCCTCGGC